TCGGGTCGGCATCGTCTGAGTAAACGTCTTCAACCGAATAGCTTGGGTATGTAACCTGGACCTCCGCTTCATCGGTCGGCCAGCCAACGCCAAGGCTCCAAGTCAACTGCGCGTCATTGGCGAACGCTGCATTGCTTGATACGATCTTCAGGTAGAAGGTGGCCGTCACAATGCCGTCGTTGTTAGACACATCTCCACTCACCACCGTTTCGGATTCCGTGACATCGTTTCCGTCTGCATCCACGATGGTTACGGTAAACGTGCCGGTGGGGTCATAGACAAACACATCGGAATAGCCTGGGGCTACTTCCGGCTGCATGTTGTTGAGGAGTGCCCGCAGGCGAGAGACCGCAGCCGTCTCGCCCGCAGGGAGGGTGAGTTGAACATCAGAGAAGGTCGCCACGTTGCGTCCGGCGTCAAAGGACGGTGTTATGCCGCTGATATTGTCGGTCACGCCAGCAGGGACAGAAGCAAGCTGCGTCAGTACCGGGTCATTGCCAACGGGGAATGCCGCCACGTTGTTTGTCTCGGCTTCCATGCAGTGTACTTCAATATCGAAATTCGTTGTCTCGGGGGTCGTGTAGTATTCTTCGCCATCGACAGTGACCTTGCTCAGGACGGGGATAACCTTGAGCCACCCTGGAATGACCTCCGGTGCGCCAACGGTGATTACACAAGCCGCATTGGCAGTGCCGTAGTCATTGAGCGCCAGGAATGTATAGGTCCCGCTTTCAGTTGGGGCAATTGCTACATGACCCTGCGTGGCGTTGGTAAGCGCCGTTTCCGTTCCGTCTGCATCGTAGAAGTACACGGTGTCGGCGCGCTCGGCGTAGTAGGTCAGGTCCAGGGTGTCGCCGCTGGCGATTGTCTGCGCGATGGGGGCTGCTTCGATTGTCGGTGGAAGCTGCTCTTCGGTGTCATCTTCATCTTCATCTTCGGGATCAGGGGGAGGCTCGGGAATCGGCTCCGGGGTTGGTGCGCCGTCGTCGTAATCATAGATGGTCAGTTTCAGGCTGGAGCTGTATTCGTTCCCGTCAGTGCCGGTTCCCCACACCACAACGCGGTAGGTTCCCGCCGCAGTGTAATCGTGGCTCTGGCTTGTGCTGGCTCCGGTGTAGTCGGTGTCTCGGCTTGCCCCGTCGTATGCTACGTCCCAGTTGTAGCTGCTGATGCCAAGGTCGCCGCCGCCATATACCGTGAATGTCACTGTCTGAGGGTTCGCTGCATTGGCCGACAGGTCTTTGTTTGGCGTTGCAACCAAGCTTAGCGCAAGGTCGCCAAACGGGCCATCGTCCGGGAAGGTCGGCAAGGTCACAGTGCGCCCGCCCGCAGCGCCTTTGAGAATCGCAAATGGGGTATCGAACAGGCGATCAGAGACGGCCATGTATCCCGGCCGCGTGACCATCTTTCCCTCGTTGGCATGGGTCAGCATATTCCGATTGATCCGGAACTTGCCAAGCGGCAGGTCGTGCTGATCGGCCTTGCGGTCAATGCCTCCGAAGGAAGCAGTCTTTATGATCGGTTCTTCGCGATTCAGCGTCATGTGCTATCCGATTGAAAGGTGCTTGCGAATGCTTGCCAGGAAGCCGCGATTGCGGCCTTTCATCTTGGCCAGTTCCTCGTTTGCAAACTTCATCGCCTCTTCGCGGAGGTTCTGGCGCTCCTCATTGCCATGCAGCCGAACGGCGCGGGCAAACCAGAGCAGGTAGTAATAGAGGGATCGAGGGCCAGGAATCACATCTGCATCTTCATCAAGGGTCGTTGCGGCCGGACAGTAGTACACGCCATAATCGCCATCTCCGCTCGGATGCAGCTTCAAGAGGGGGAACCCTGTTGCCGAATCATATCCGGCATGGGCGTAAGTCTTCTGGCGCTGGCGGCTGGTGATCCGGTCCTTGTAGTCCATCTGCTGCTTGCGGTCGCGAGGGTGCATCGGCTGGTCGTCGCCGTCATAAACCCCAAGCACAAATGAAGTATCTTCGGGCATGACCAGATTGCCGTCGCTGTTGGCCGTGACAGTCGTTTCCGTTGCGTTCCACCACCAGGGCTGTTCTTCGACCGCACGATTGAGCGCCTGATTGATTGCCGAACGGATAGAGGTTTGAAGGTCAGCATCATCTGAGTTCAGATGCCCCTCCATGGCCCGGATCTCGTTTTCAAGCTGAAGCAGCGTTGCCATTGTCACTCCTTAGACAGACAGCGGATTCGTGGCCTCTTGAATCACCATCAACTTCTGGTGCCATTGCTTGCGTGGGTAGCCACTCTTCTTGTAGCCTTCGATCACCATCAGTTCATGGGCCGAACACTCGCGAACGCGCTGATAGGGAGGGCGATCTTCCGTGCAATACTTCTCAATCGCCGCGATCTCTGCCGGGTCTTCTGCGAAGTAGAGCCCATTGTCGAACCGAACAACATGGTCTTTGCCCTTGACAATCTTCTCCCCGCTGTGGGGGTGGAACTTCACTTCCATGGTTTCCACTGGAATGAGGAAGTTCCCAATGTTTCGCTCCATGATGAACCACTTGCCTTTGGCCTGTGTGGTCTCTTCCGTCTTGTTCTCGTCAATCTTCTTCGCCATCGTCTTTCTCCATGGTCAGGTAAGGATGGGGAGAGGACGCACACGCGCCCCCTCCCCTGGGTGGTGTTGCTTACGCAGCGAGTGCGTTGACGGCCGCGCCGTCCACAATCAACTGCGCGCTGGCCATCGCGGCGCTGTTGACCAGCCGCGCGATCAGCTTGTAACCAACCTCGCGATCGGCGGGCTTGAGCCCTGCGCTGAGGCCCGAGGCGTCGGCGCTTACCGTGGTGTTACCGGCAGCTTCCTCGAAGATCTTGGTTTCGCTGAGCACAATTCCGTAGCGATCCGTGACCACCGAGTAGATCTGGAACTTGGAAGTGCCGCTGGCGTAGGTGCTCACGCCAGTCATGCCCCACACCTTTGCGAGAGTGCTGATCTCGTTGACGCAGGCCAGCTTCGCGGCATCAGCAGCGGTCACGAACTTGCCGGTTTCAAGCGCTACCGACAGGTTGAAGCATGTGCTGGTGTCTTTGTAGAGGCTGACCTTCCAATCGGTGCCAGCGTTGACAGTGCTTTCGGCCATGGCCAAGAGCGTATCGGTTGCCGAATCCGAGCGAAGGGCGGCGACGAGTCGCGCGCGCCAGTTGGCGCTGCCGTTGATCAGGTCAACGACCTCCCCCATGGTGTCTTCGGTTGACTCGGACACATCGATTGTCGCACCAGAATCGGCGTCTCCGCCAATGGTGGTGTCGTTTGCCTCTGATGCGGCGTCACCGTGCTTGAAGGTGATGTTTCCATCAGCAGCAACGGTCACGGTCGCGCTTGCTTCACTGCCCATGTACTCGATCTCGATTGCGACATCTTCATCGTCAGCAACGATGATTGCACCGCGCGCCAGGTCGAGCTTGGCATTCACTTCAGAACTAACAGCCATTGTCTTCTCCTTTGGCTATTGCTTACAAAATGAGAACCACAACCCACGAAGAGGCGGACTAGGCCGCGATCCCTTCATGAATGGCGATATTCTCGGTCCCATGGAGCTTCAAGCCGCCTTCGCTCCACCATTCGCGCCAGAAGTAGTCATACCCCTCGGGGGCAAGTTCCTGGCTGTTCAGATCCTTGGCGCGCGTCACGGAGACGACGTCCTTCAGGCGCTCGTCCACATACGAAATGGAGAGCCGGTCCAGGTCCACAAACCACAGTTGATCCTGAAGGCCAAACTGGTTGGTCCACAGGTTGTGCGGCAAGAAGTTGATTACCTCGCCGTTGGTGGCCTTGTAGCGGTACACCGCGGTTCCGAAGGTGTCCGTCGCCTGGTCGTTGATCTGAAGCTTGTCCTGCACCCACCCGTTAAGGATGGTGATCATGTTCTCGCCGCAGAGGCCAAGAACGCTGCCGCCCGGGTTCTTCTGGCGGAAGTAATCACGGACGCGCGCATCAAACGAGCCGCGGGTCAGCATCTCGCCATCCCAGTTGACAAACTGCGCCCGACTTCCACTCTCGATTGCGAGGGGACGAATCCCGCCGCTGAGGTAGATGTTCGAGCTACTGACGGTCGTTGCCGCCTTTTCGCCCATGAGCAGCGAGGTTTCAAGCTCGCGCTTGAAGCGGCGCATGTGAAGGAACTCCTCATGTGCCAGCTTCGACTGGCCCCACAACTCTTCGATCTCGGCGTGGCGGGTCACTTTGTAACCGTGCCGGCGAGTCTCGATGTAGTTGTTCTCGGTCCAGGGCTCACTCGAATAGGTGTCCACCGGGCCGGAGCCTTCGGTCACTGCGGTCTGCCCGATGATCAGGACATCGCCAGCGCGGAGAGCAGCGGCGGTGCTGGTGCCGATCCCGCGAGTAACGGCAACACTGGTGCTACTCGGGGTGGCGGTCACGCGAAGCGTCTCTGCCGTGCGAGGGCAGTAGAGCAGCGTACCGGCAACGATCTGCTTGTAGGCGTTGACCACAACGGTTGCTGCGCCGGATGCGGCGGCGGCGGTGACTTCGACCTTCGAATCGAAGTCTTCATCACGGTAGACCGTGATCTTGAAACTGTTGTTCTTCTCCCGCGGCAGCATGGACCACAGCCGAATGTAGGGAGAGTCGTCGGTGTCGCCCGAGAGACCAATCATCTCGTCGGGACGGTACACACGCCGACCGGAAACTTGAGTCAGGGTTGCAAGGCCCTGGCTGCGTGTTGCTTCGTTAATAGCAGGCATGGCTTACCTTTCGTATTCAGCCCAACGTGCCCCGCCAGCCGCGTTCTTGCACAATCGGCTGGTTGTTGTCGGGAGGCGTCGGGACATGTCCTGGGGTCCCTCCAGGCACAGGCGGTGGTGTCGGTCGAGCAGGATGCCCCGCAGGCGTAGCGCCAGGCTGTGCGCCGGCAGGAGGCATTCCCCCGCCAGCCGCCATGGCTGCATCCCGTTGGGCATTTGCAAACTCAATTGCCTTCTCGAACGATCCGAACCGAGCGATTACAATCGCTTCCTGGGGGGAGACTTGAGGCAGGCCGCTCTGATCGCGGCTTTCAAGCGCGATGCTTTCGGCGTACTGCCGCTCCTGGTCCGTCAATCCAGCTTGGGCGCACATGGCGTCCATCTGACTGACGTACTGCTGCTTGGCGAAGTGAACCTGCGCCTCTTGCTGCTGCTTCTGAGTGAACGATTGGATTTCCTGTTGCACCAAAGCCTGTGCATCTTGACGGATCGCCTCGGTGAGTGTCTTCAAGGCTGTTCCGTCTTGGCGGTTCAGGCGCTCCACAAAATCCTGATCACTCATGAGCCGCGCTTCAGCGCCACCATCCGGTTGCTGAGATTGCGTCTGCGGGGGCACAGTCTGGTTCCGCTCTGCAATTTGCGCTTCCAACTCGCGAATGCGGTTTTCGCGCTCATTGACCTGCTTCATCCATTTGCTCTGTGCCCTGCTCAAACGCTCCTCTGCGACGGAGTTAAGAACAAACTCCCCAGTACTTTCGTCCTGTTGACCGCCCTCGCCGTCGCCGCCTTCAGGCTGACCGAGTTCGCCGTCGCCCTCGCCTCCACCTTGACCGTCTGCCCCTGTCGCGCCAGCCGGATCCACGCCGGTCTGTGCCCCAGTTGCATCGAGCCCCTGTTGAGCCGGGTCGATTACGCCCTCTTTCCCCTGAATAGCTTCTCTCAATCCGTCTGGCATCTTCTTCTCCTTCGCCTACTTCTGCGCTCTCTTCGTCAGTTCTTCCATCAGCGCTCTCTCCCATTCGAGAACGCTGTCACACGTTTTCGCGATACAAACGTTTCTGTTGTGGTGGACCTGCTGTTGCGGGTCGTCAATGGTGCGGTACAGCATGCGGTGGTGTTCATCGGCCTGCTTCTTGAAGCATCTCATAAGCAGCCGATAGGCATAGTTTGACTTCAACTCCGTAAGAGCGGATGCGGCCAAAGCCGGGTCGTCTTCCTTCTCAAGCAGCTTCTTCGTCTTCCAGTTGATCATCCGATGGCTCCCATCTGTGCCTCGATCTCACCGCCCATCTTCGGGTCTGCGCCCATCATGTTCGTGCTGAGTCCACTTGTGCCGACGCCGCTACCCATTCCCTGCTGCATGGGCGCGCCGCCCATCGTGAGGCCCTGCTGTTGCATAGCCTGCATGTGCTGTTGCATGTGAGACTGCCAGGCTACCATCAGGACCGGGTTCATCTGTGCGGCCTGCACAAAGCGCGCGTCCTGCTGTAGCATCATGTGGATCTGAATGTGGTGCGGGTCGATGTCGTCTGGATCGCGGCTGATCGGCATTCCGGCAAGAAGGTTCTCGTTCTCCTGGATCGGATCGTTTCCAATGCCGTTCTCGGGGAACACATCATCCGGGTTGATCACGCCGCGGTATTTGACCTTGACGTATTCTCGCATCAGCGGCCGGGGGTTGCCGCCCGTCTGCATGATCACCGCCGCTTCGTTCAGGGTTTCCTGTGCGATGGTGCTGCTTGCGCCTGGGAAGCCGGTCGGAACCAGGTCTTTCCCGCTGGCCCCAATGATGTCGCTGGCGTTGATCCCCCTTGGGTCGCCTTGCGGCGCGCGGCCCGGAAGCACTGCCTGCTCACCGACAACGCGGAAATACTTGTGCGGCTGGAGGTAGAGGCGGTTCAGGGTGATTGCCACGCTGTAGCCGTCCTGCATGGCGAATAGCGCGCGGTCTTCCATGGGGCTCATGCGGCTGGTGCCCTGCTCCAGAAGATCACGAATGGCGGTCGCCGGCATCCCGGAGTACCGCGCCTGGCCGCGGAATTCTGGAGTGGTGCCGGTCACGCGATCTGTGACACGGCTTGTCAGCCAGTCAATGAGGCCAAGAATCTGCTGTGTGTTGGCGGCAGGGTACATGATGTTGCCCTTCTCAGGGCTCATGCTCTGGTGCCAATATCCCGCTCGGATCTTTGTCCCTGCCAGTGAGTCATCCGAAGTCAGACCCACGCCAACGCTTGCGGATTTCAGATTCTCAATCAGGAGTGCTAATGCGGCGTTGCTCATGTCCTGGACGTCGAGGATGCGAACCACGAAGCTGTCGCCGTCGATGTCGCCGCGCTTGCGGATCGGAGAGAAGATGGAGATGGGGAAGCGCGATTCGATGTCGAGTTCTGGAATGTCGGGGATTTCCGGTGTGGTCACGCCGACAACCAATGACTCGTTGACCACATACACCCACCGGTTCGGCTCTGTGTGCATCATGATATCAAGCCACACGCGCTGATACTTCGGGTTGACCCGGTTTTCCTTGGTGTGGGTTTCCCGCTCGGTCGGCTCCTTGTCCTGCTCGTTCTGGTGGACACGCGGCTTGCAGTGATTGACGACCTTTGCTAGCGCCGTTTCAATGTCCTTGGACTCAAACCAGATCGGGCTTTCTGGATCGTTGCGCAGCTTGTAGAGTTCGCCAACAGATACCTCACGACGAACGCACACAACCTTGCAGTCCTGCATGCTGCTGGCCTTGTCCCACCAGATATTCCAGCGGGGAAGGATCTCTTCACGCCTACGGTTGCGCGTTGTGTCCCATGTGTGGAACTTAACGCCCGTCCCAAGTTTCAAGGCGTCCAGAATGTAGTCGCTCACCACATCGCTTGTTGGAATTTCGTGGGAGTACTGGTAATTCAGGAAGGCTTCCGTGCGCTTGGCTCCCTCGATGTCGTTCTTCTCCCGGCCGTTGATCTCGCAGTATTCCGGGCCGCGGCCGCGCATGGTGTTGTAGAGGTGCGCGCCGATCAGTTGGACCGACTCATAGGCGAACGGCAGAACCAACGCCATTCGCTCTGGCTCCATCTCGTCAAGGTCTTTGAACTTGTCGCTGAGTTGCACCGACTTGCGCCGTTCCTCGTCATAGGCGAGTTCGGCCACCATGTCGTAGTACTCCATGGACAGCGCCCAGTCGTTTTCCTTGACGCGGCGGATCCTCTTCAGCCACTCCAGCGTCCCGTCATAGTCCTCATAGACCGCTTGCAGGGCCTTCTGGATCGTGCCTTCGTCTTCGAGTTCTGGAATCAGTTCTTCCTTGAAGGCGGGCGGCAGGTCCGGAGGAACATCAGGAAGCGGCTGCGGGTCTGGTGCCGGCATACCTGCGGCGATTGCGCCTGCAATCTCCTGCTCGTTGCTCTGGCTGATCTGCTGAGCGTACTCGGCCTGCTGTTGCCGGTACTGATCCCACTCGCTGAACTCGTATTTCGGGGTGTTTGCCGTCTGAGACATGCTTACCCTTCGACCAATTCGAGAATCTGCCAGTTGTCACTGAGGATGAATCCAAGCGCCACGCCCTTGCACTGCCGGCGATTGCCGTTGGGCATGACCTCGACAAGCTGATCCTCGAACATCTCAAGCGTGATGCCCGGGACGCAGGCAATCCGCGCGCCGGACTTGACCGCCACAAGCGCCTGATCGAAGCTGAGGCCCTGCTTGACGGTCTTGAATGTCGTCTCGGGGATAAGCGCAACGTCCTTGGTGGGGATCTCGCGGTACTGGGCTTCGTCACCCTCGATGTTGATTCGCAGCTTGCCCTTGTCCTTGCCGCCGCATACTGCCAGCAACACGCCATCGACATACTCTTTGTCGTCCTTCACGACGACCTTGCGGCCAATCTCGATGTCTTCCCACTTGGTTTTGCGCTTGAAAAGCTTTTTGATGTCCACGGCGTTCTCCTAGTTAAGAAACCTGCGAATGCCCCTCGGAAGGTGGCTGAAGTTCTTGATCGTTCCGGGTCGCTTTGCGTTGGGGTTGCGCGTCCGGAATACCTGTGTTCCGTTGGCTGCGGTGTCGATAACATCATCTTCGCCGCCCGACATGAAGGTTTGGCTCTCAAGGGCGAGTTGGTCTTTGCCCTCGACCACGTTCTTGCAGAAGTGCATGCGGCGGTTCAGGGCCACAGGCTCCAGAGACATGATGCGAAGCTCTTTCTGCACGTTGGAGTTGTTCTTGAGTGGCTTCTTCATGCACTGGATGCCAAGCTCCGCCTCGGCGCGCACAATCTCGGCCTCCAGCAGTACGCCGGTGCCGTGGGCCTCGATGGCCAGCCACGTTGCGAGGCGATGCACGCAGCGGTCCCTGTACTCGCCGTAGAAGCTCACGCCATCCTTGCAGTAGTCCAGCATGTTCTTCTTGCCGTACTTGGCGCGCTTGTAGTCCAGGAAGAACCAGTGATTGAACCGGTCCACCGCAACCACCCAAAGGATTGACGGGTTGTTGTGGCTCCGCTTGCCATAGCCCGGGTCGCCCAATACTGCGACCTCAAACGGGCCGCGCAGGCCCTCTTCCGGGTATGGCGCGATCTTCTTGGCGTTCTCTTTGACGTTGATCCACTCAAAGAAGTCGGGGCCGTCAACGTCGATTACGTCTTCGAACCACTCCATCTCAAACGGGCTCTCGCCCTCGGGGATGGGTGAGTTTAGGTACTGGCTGGCGAAGAAGCTCGGGCCGTACTTCTCTCGAATGGCCTGTAGAGACTTGCGCGGCAGGTCAATCTTGACGCCGTTCACCGTCCCAGGCTTGCTGATCTGTTCCCTGCTGTCACAGAAACGCGCCGGGAAGAGAGGCTTGCGGCCCTTCTTGGAGTCCACATAGCAACCGCGAATGATCGGGTCTGCCGCAATGTCTGGCCAATAGTCGCTGTCCTCGGCAAGAATCTGGCCGTATGGGTCTTGCAGGTTGTAGCGGGTAAAGGTCATCCAGATCTCGCAGCCCGGGTCAGCCACGGCACCCATCAGGTCTTTCAACGAGTCGAAGGCCTTCTCCATCTCGTCTACTGATCTGGCCATGTGGCGGTCGATCAGGTCGTCCACCCACAACACGGTATCGAAGTGCATGCCAGTAAAACTGGTCTCCATGCCGAATGCCTTCACGGAGGGCTCGCCGCCGACGCGCTCATGGTCCATGTAGAGCTCAAAGCTCTGGTAGGCGTTGCGGTCCCGCGGGTCGAAGAGGAGTTCCGGGAAGAGGCTCTGCATCTGCTCGCACTTCCAAATCTCTGCCACCTGCTTGAGAGCCTTCCTGGATAGGATTTCCTTGGCGGCGAAGATGGCCGACCGGCCGTGGGGCTTCATGCAGTGAATCCGGCTCAGCGCGCAGCCGCAGATTGATGTTTTGAAGTGTCCTCGGGGAATGGCAATCAGCTTGATCGGGTTGTCGATCTCTCTGATCTTGCGGTCCAGCAGGTCGCACATCTCGCCATGCACGCCCGAAACCATCCATGGCACCCGCCCCGTATGCGGCTCGTAGACGTTCAGCCCCATGACCTCGCCGAATTCAGCGGTCCCGGTCAGCGCGTACTCGCGCTTGTTCACCGTCTTTTCGCGCAACTCAAGCTCTTGACGCGCGGCCTCCCGCATTGCCAGCATCGTTCGCTGATCAACTTGAGCGGTGGCTGTCATGCGCCCGGAACCTCCATCTCGGCCAATGCCTTCAAGTCCTCGTCCGGCCGGCCGCGTACCTCAGAAATGATCTGGTCCATCGTCGCCTTGGCAGACTGCTCCCGCGTGTCAAAGTCCTGGTTCGCAATCTCCAACAACTTCACATACAAGCGCTGACTGGCGACCTTGACCTGGCCGGCGCTGCGCGCCAAGTTCCCCGCCCGGTCGTGAGGCAACGCCTCGTCCTTCCCCAACGCCTGGTCGATGATCGTCTCAATCACGCCCCGCATGTGCGGCTGGATCAAATGCCGCACTTCCTGCCCTAACTGAGTGCGAACCTGGTACTGACGATCCGTAATCGTCACCTGGCGAGTAGATGGGTCGTTCTCAATCTCGGCCTCAACCGCCTGCTCCAACTCAGGAACCGGGTCCGGAATGCGCGCAGGAGGCTTCCGAACAGGAGCCGGCCGGTCAAGCCGCTCCAACTGCTCAGGAGTCAAACCCGCTCGCATCCGCTCAGCCAAACTGCTCACTCAGAACCCCCATAGCTGCGAACCTCGTCCAGACTGGCCTCATGCTCCCGGTCAATCCAATCCCGGACCTGACCCATGCGGGCGTAGAAGTTCCCGTCGCCACGAGTGCAGGCACCAGTCCCAACATGGGAGTCATGCCGCGTCACAAAGATCTGAACCGTCTCGAAATGCTCCATCAGCTTCGCCACGGCATCCTTGACGATCCGCTCACGCTGAGCACCGGTCAGATGGTCAGACATCACTCCAAATCCTCCACCTTCTCCAACTTCGCCATGTGCCGAACCCGAAGGTCCTCGTCCAACCAAATGATCTCGCCACTCGGCAACGCCACCGCATGAAGCCGCTCACCACTCGGCAAACGCGGAGGACCACCAAAACAACCACCAAGCAACCAAACCACAGCAGCCAAGAACCCAATCAGTAAGATCCGCTCAACCATCCGGAACATCTGGCATTCTCCCACATCCACGTAACTTCTACCCACTTCCTACATCAGCGTATCACTTACTTCACGGTTACTACATTCGCGTACCCTTGTCAAACATAATCCCACAGGAACGTCGGAACGCTCAGAAATCGATTCTAAGCCACTTCGATTGCCAAGGGGGTATCATGGGTGGGGAAGGACGCTCAAAATGCGACAGCGGCCAAGGAATCGCCTCAGGGAAGGTCAACAGGGACCAGTCGAACCCGCAAACACGTTCCGATACGAAAATTTTGTGAAATTCTGGCGGGGGGGTATCTTTAGGGAAAGGCGAGGCCGTCTTGCCGGTGGGTGGGGGGTCTTCGATGTGACACTTTTCACCACATGCAGTAATGTATACTTGTAGTTCGTTGGAGCGCATAGGTTTACAGTCTCGAACGTTAGGGGTCAAGCGGTTCCTTTCCCCCGAATTCACCCCCTTTCTCGGCCTTTCCCCCTCGCGTTACCCGCCCTCCGCCGGCACGAAAGACGCCCCCTCATCACCCCTCCCCGCCACCGCTCGCCCATAACCTCTTGTCCCGCAAGGGCTTGCCACATCTCAGCCTTCGCCCCGCCCTTTCGGCCGTCCTTCCCCGGTCCTTTCCGCGCCCTTCCCCTGCCCTTTCCGCCCGTCCTTCGTCGTCGTCTGCTGGCTGAGTTGTGCGGTGTGGTCGTTGGTTGACGTTTCGGGTTGGTTGGTTTCTAGTGTTCTGGCCTGTATGTTGTGTGGTGTGCTTATGTCATTGGCATTGCTTAAGATACAACCACACCCCCTTATACCTAGAGCCTATACACTATTGGGGGGGGATTTGGCTTCCTGCCTGTTTACCGTCGGTTTCCTGTATGGTTTTCTGAGATTTCCGCCGATTTGGTGTGGTGGGAGTGTATATAGGTGGTGGAAGGCGGCACCGTCCCCCTTCGACTTGAGAGAGCCACCTTGACAATCCGGTCCCGGCGCTCCTGAGCGATGGAGATACAGCAACACGCAAGCGGCCGGGGTGCAGTCGGTCACATCATACCGACCTTTCCCCCCCTTTCACCGATTCGGGCCTTCGGGCCTGTTTCGGCATGTGCGCCCTATTCGGGGGCGCGCATACCGTGACAGTAGAAAGGGGAAAGCATGAGCGATATGAAAACACTTGCGGTTCATCGG